GAACGCGGTCGGCGATGCTGTCCGCGTTGCGGTCCGCGCTGCGGTCGGCGATGCGGTCAGCGTTGCGGTCGACGATGCGGTCGGCGTTGCGGTCAGCGCTGTGGTCGGCGATGCGGTCAACGCTGCGGTCGACGATGCTGCGGTCCGCGGTGCGGTCAACGCTGCGGTCGGCGATGCGGTCCGCGGTGCGGTCCGCGTTGCGCGCTCGGCCCAAGGGCCTCGCGCGACGAAAGAGATTAGAGACGCGCTTCTCGACACGATCCGGCGCGGATGGGCGTACTATCTCGGTGGCAGATGGTGGGGCGGCGGCTGGTATTATTGGGGCATGGCGTACGTGGCGTTTTTCCGCGATGTCGTTGGTCTAAAGCTCCCGGGCGATACGTGGGATCGTAGCCATGCGTACGCCGATATGATGAGCGCCGGTTGGCTGTGGCCGCACAAAGATTTCGTGATGGTGTGTGAACCGCCCGTGACGCTTCACCTCGAGGACCGGCTCATGCCCGGCCAACGGTGGCGTCGGTTGCACAACGAGCATGGCCCCGCGATCGCGTGGCGCGACGGAACGGCGCTGTGGTCGTTGCGCGGAATGTCGGTTCCGCAGCAGCTCGTCGAATCGCCGGAGACGATCACCGCCGAGCAGATCGCAACCGAGCGCAACGCCGAGGTCCGCCGCGTGATGCTCGACCGCTTCACCGCCGCGCGCTTCGTGCGCGAGATCGGCGCGACGATCGTTGACGCGCACGAGCTGCACGGGAAACTGTATCGCTACGATCAGCGCGACGACGAGGCCGTGTGCGTGCTCGAGGTCGTCAACGCATCGCCCGAGCCGATCGGCTACGAGGCCGGGCCGAACGACGTCGTGCGCGATGGGCGTGTGTGGAAGACGTACGTTCTTCGCGTGCCGCCGACGTGCTCAACGGCGCTTGAGGCGCGCGCGTGGACGTTCGACATCGCACCGAAAGATTTTTCGCCGCTGGTTGAATCATGAGCGATCGCGAAGCGAAGCGTGGCGTCATCTGCGGCACGTGCTTCAAGCGCTTTCGCAGCGCCGACTATCCGGACCCGACCGCGGCGCTCAAGGCGCACTACGAGGACGCGCACCCGAATTTCGTGCCGGGGTGGAATCGGCCGTGATCGATCCACTCATCTTCGCGGCGTATCTCATCGTCGCCGGAGTCGGCAGTGTCTTCGCCGTATCGCAACTCATTCGCATCGCTCGTAAAGGCGGACCACATGGCACTCGTTCCCGGGCCGCTGCCGAGCGGTTGGACCTGTTTCCTCCTGACGTCGAGCTTGGCGCTGTGCAGCGCACCGACGCCGACGCCGTCACCGTCTCCGACCCCGACTGCGCGCCCGACGCCGACCGCATCCGCAACGCCATACGCCCCTTCACCAAAGCCGGCCGCCAGCGCGACGCCGTCGCCGAAGCCGTCATCCGCTCCCTCACCGAGCTCGAGCGCAAGCGCTTCGCCGATCCCCATCGCTACCGCAACGCCCGCACCGGCTTCGGCGGCTCCCACTAGCGCACCGATCGTTACGATTGCGCCGACCTGTTGCAATATCGGGTTTACCTCGAAATACGATGCCGCCGGCGACTTACTCGTGACGGTCGCGGGCGAAAACGGTTCCGTGACGATCTACGTGAAAGGCGGATTCTTTGAGAAGTCGGTGATCGTCTCGGGCGGCACGTTCGTCGGCAACGGGTCGAGCGGCACAACGGCCTACACGCTCAAGAGTGACGATCCGATGGTCGTCGAGTTTGTGGCCCCGCCGAAGCCGATCGCCTCGCCGAGTTCGACGTATCTCTTCCCGACCTCGATCTTCTACAAGCCGCTCCCCGCAAATCCGAACCTCGTGAGCGCAGCGCAGAGCGCGGCGTGGCAGGCCGAGCAGTCGCCAGGAATCTTCGCGTCGTTCTGGATCACCGAGGACGGATCGAACGTGAATGACGGATCGAGTCCGCTCTACGATCTCGTAGCGTCGCCGCTCGCGATGAAAGTCTCGTGCTCGGCCGTCTCGTACGCTGCCTATACGTGTAAACAAAACGCGCCGACGCTCAACGGGTCGACGATCGCCGTTCTCCCCGCGGGCGCGACGCGCCAAGGCGGAAGCGATCACCATATCTCGGGCGGCGACGCGCTCAATGAATATGACTTTTGGCTTGTCTCTCCGGTACCGACGACCCCTGGCGGAACGCTTACCGTCGGCGGCGGCGGCGTGTGCCCGAAGAACGGCAACGGCACGGCCTGCTCGGGCGCGCGCGCGACGAACGTCGCGCTCACGCTCGGCATCGTGCAAGCGGGCGAACTGCTCGCGTGTATGCAGTCGACGGACCCGTCGTGCGTTTTACCGCACGCGCTTGCTGCCTTCTTTCGGTGCAACGGTCCCGGCTTCGTTCCGCCGGCGAACGCATCCGACGGCCAATGCTTCAACCCGACGACGGGCGTGAATCAAGCGAGTTCGACGGTCGGCATCCCCGAGGGCACACGCGGCGCGATCGACGCGACGGACGCGCAGATCAACGCAATGTACCCGTTCAACTCGTACCAAGCGATTATTTATCGCACGATGGATCGCTATCACTACGGGTTCGTCGACACCGATAGCGGTTGGTCGGGCTCAAGCGGCATCGGCTTCGGCGTACAATCCGGCCAGGAGTTCGCATTCCAGGGAAAGCGCGATCCGTGGGAAGATGTCGCGACGCTCTCGGGGATCACCTGGAACGGCAGCGGCGTTCAATTCTCGATGGGATCGTGGTCGCCGCCGCTCGTGTTCTGCTCGAACGGATCGTGCTGATGGGATGGGCTAAGGGTCTTGCGGAAAAACAACAAGGAGACACGCTTTTTTTGTCAGTCGCTTTCACATGGAAGTTAGATGAAGCATGGTCGCGCGCTGTGTTTGCAAAGGCGCAAGGGATTCGCGTCGTTGCTGGTGGACCCGCTTTGTTTTTAACACAAATGAAACACAAATTAACCGACGTTGCGGAGGTCCGAGCCGATTTCCCAGACGCGATAGCATGGCACAATCCACTCGCGACAATGGCTTCGCGCGGGTGCCCGGTTGGGTGTTGGTTCTGTATTGTGCCAAAAATGGAGGGCAAAGAATTCACACTGCTTCCCAATTTTCCGGTTCGGCCGATCCTTTGCGACAATAACCTCTCGGCGCTTCCAGCTCAATATCAACTAGAGATCATCGCGCGGTATAGGGGTGAGGGCGTGCCGCTTATCGACGCCAATTCAGGATTTGAGCCGCGAACATTTACGCCTGACGTGTATGAGCGATGGAAGGATCTTATAAACGAAGGAAATGGACCGTGGCGCTTTGCGTTTGACGATATGCAGGAACGCGAAGAAGTGGCGCGCGTTTTTAACATGCTACGAAACGAGCCCTCCTCGCGTAAACGTGTCTATGTTTTAATCGGCAACGAGCCGTTCGCTGAGTGCATGGAGCGCATCCGTCTTACGATCGCTGCTGGCTGCGAGCCTCACGTTCAACCTGTTATGGCGCTTAACTCGCTTGATAAAGAGCCGTTGGTTCGTCACGATTGGACGAGGCAGAAATTGAAAGACGTTGCGCGATGGGCAAACAGGTTCATATGGCGCACGCAGTCTTTTAAAGAGTACGATCGCACGCGCGACAATCGTCGCGTTGTGGAGGTGTACGACGAACAACAGGGGCTTTTTACGTGAAATGGCTACGCAAGGACCCGTTGCTTACGATGCTGATGATCGCAGCGTTCGTGCTGATTCTCGCCGCGATCGGGGCGTTCGGTGCGCCCGTGCTATTCTCGGGACAATGCGGGGAGACGCACGGATGTTAGGGCGGTTCTTCGCGCGCATCAAAACCGCGTGCGCCCGGATCGGCGCGCTTCTCAAAGGTGGCCCGTGGTGATGGCTCGATATGCTTACGCCGACCCGCCTTATATCGGGTGCGCCCACTTGTACCCTGAAAAAGAAGAGGTGCATCACCCCACACTCGTTCAAAACTTGTGCGACAATTACGACGGTTGGGCTTTGTCGTGCTCGTCTCCATCGCTACAACAAATTCTCGCTATGTGCCCGACCGACGTGCGTGTGATGGCTTGGGTTAAACCGTTCGCCATATTTAAGCCAAACGTAAACCCCGCTTATGCGTGGGAACCTGTTATCGTATGGCATCCTCGCATGAAACGCAGTCGGACTGAACCAACGGTTCGTGATTGGGTGAGTGAGGTAATCACGCTCAAAAAAGGGTTGACCGGGGCAAAGCCTCGCGCTTTTTGCCATTGGATTCTTGACGTATTAGGGTGGGTTCCTGGGGATACGATGGCCGATCTATTTCCCGGGACAGGCATCATGGGCGACGTGGTTCGCGATCGCACGAACGATTTTCAACTTATGGAACGCATGAGATGAGTAAAGATACGTTGCCTACAAGCGCGGAGACGTTTGAGGACCTCACCAAGCTAAACGTATATCGAAGAGGTGATAATGCCTAACGACGAATCGGGAATAGCTACAGACTTCGCACGCGACTTAACGGCGAGAATTAACGCAGCATTCACCGCCTGCGATGCGCTCCTAGCGGAGAAAGACGCGGAGATCGCGCGCATTCGCACGGGCCACGTCTGCGACGACAGGTGTGCGCATACGATGAGCTTGTGTGATCGCTGCAATACCTACGTCGGAGGCCGACATCCACGAATGGAGTGCGATGTCATCGCGCAGAAAGACGCGGAGATTGTGCGGTGGCGCACATGGGCGACGGAGATGCCCGATTATGGCTGGGACATCGACGGCCCGATTCGGGCGTGGTACGACGATGCGCCGGGCGACGGCGAAGCCGTCTGCGAAATGCCGAAGTGATCGCCGGTATGGCGAAGCCCAAGCGCCTCGCCAAGGGTCGCGTGCGTTCGGAGCCCGGCGTCATGAACCGCCTCGAGTCCGCTTACGGCGCGTATCTCGAGCTGCGCAAGCGCGCGGGCGAGATCGAGTGGTACGCCTTCGATGCCATCAAGTTGCGCCTCGCGGAGAAAACGTTTTATACGCCCGACTTCGTGGTCATGCTCACGGACGCAACGATCGAGATCCACGAAGTCAAGGGGCATTGGGAGGACGACGCGCGCGTGAAAATCAAGGTCGCGGCGTCGCTCTACCCGCTGCGCTTCGTCGGCATCACCCGCGAGAAAGGAGCCTGGCAACGTGAGGAATTCTAAGGCGCGCGCCTGGGGCTAGACACGCGGGTGTGATGCGGCGTACAATCGCTCCCACAGAAAGCGAAAACCCCGGCACCGCCCAAAGCACCGGGGCTCTCTACGAGGTCCAATCGATTGACGCGACCGACCCGTTGGGGCGACTCTACCACACCTTCCGGCTCCGCAGCAAGCGTATGAGCCGCTTCCAGCCCGCAACCGTGGTGCCGGGATCGCGTCGCCCGTGGACCGCTTTCCACGCCAAGGACGCATGCCCGAAGTGCGGCGGGCCGATGCAAATCCGCTTCAACGCGAAGAAACGCACCACGTTCGCGGGCTGCAAAGCGTACCCGGCGTGCAACGGCACGATCGCATGGAACGCCCTCAAGAAGACGACGTAACCCGCACGTAACGCCGACCGCGCGGACCGCGGAGACGTCGCCTCGCGAACACCGTGGCCGTAAACGACAGAAGCGGGCCCCGATTCCCGCAACAACAACAAGGGGGAGGGGGAGGGGGATTTCCAACAACCACCTTCCCACCCCAAGCCCGACCGACGTCGGGCGCAGGAACCCAGCAACCGCAAGCGACGACGCCGAAAGGCGACGGCGCCAGCACACGCAAACACACACCGACACGCAGGAACCCCGCAACCGAGATTCCGAACGCTCGCGCAAACGAGCGGAACACCCACACAAACGGCAACACCCAACACACGAGCGTCCCCGAACACAACCACCGAAGCCCGGCTCGATACACCAACCGACAACGCTGAAGCCCGGCTCGATACACCAACCGACAACGCTGTCAAGTGTGATGCAGATCACGATCGCGGCCCCGCTGCATGCAAGTATCGCATACGTATGCAAGCCCTGGGTTACGACGGGCGCTCGGCGCTCGAAGAGTGTGATGTGGATCGGTTTCTGGGAATCAGAATCCGGGTTTCATGACCTACGACGCTCGCGATCGCGTGCAACTGTGATGCGGCGCACGCAGGAACCGCCGCTCCGCCGGCCGCCCCGGTGCGGGCCATCACCTCGGCCCCCCCGCGAAAGCGCCCCGCGGCCGAAGGGCGCCAGGCGTAGAGGGATAATTTTTCGATTTTTTAATTTTCGGTGATGCCGAATTGGTATCGGACGCGGTTACGTCACGAGGCGGTGGTGCTCGCGTACTGCGAGGAGGCGGGCGAGATCGGTCTTGATCCGGAGCGCGATCGTGCGGCGAAGTTGCGTGCGCTCGAGCGCGGGGGGTATACTCGAGCGGTGAACGAGAAAGTGCGCCTGCGGAAGTTTTCTCAGATTTGGAATGGGGATGCGGCGCGCGAGCTCATTGCCGACGTGTGGGCGATGACGGTTCCCGAGGCGCCGGACCCGATTGCGGTGATGCAGCGGACGCTCTACGAGCACATGACGCAGAACGATCCGTCGTGGGGCGAGCGCGATCGTGCGGCGTCTTTGGCGGCGGTGGCGCAGGCGGGGAAGATGTTCGTTCCGCAGCAGACGGTGCGTGTGGATAGTCGTTCGGTCGTTGCGCGGATCGATCGTCCGGCGCAGTACGAGGAGCCGACGATGATTTCGCGGCCGCTGGGTGATACGCCGAAGGCGGTTGCGGCGCCGGTCGGCGCGACGCCCGTCGGCGCGACGCCCGTCGTGGCGGAGCCGGATGACGATGATGACGACGAGGGTGATGACGATGGCGAGTGAGTCCGTGCGCGCGCGTGGATAAGCGCGAGGCGCTCGCGATCTTCACGCAGGCCTTCGTGCGCGAACTCTTACGCGAGGACGAGGATGTCGTCGCGACGAGTCCGCCGCCCGATCCCGATGAGGGTGGGCCGTGGGTGGCGACGCCGCAGTTCGACTTCGCAGCCGAGCCCGACCCCGTGCCGAGCGACGTGGAACTCGACGACGCGGTGAGCGAGGATGCCTCGGCTGCGGCGCGAGCGGCGCGGCGGCGTGCGATCCTCGAGGCGCGGCAGCGCGAGCGGCTCTTCCCCGAGGACCTGCCGATGAGCGGCCTCGGTCCGCCCGAGGATCTGCCCTGAGCGAGACGATATGGGTTGCGACACGGCGGCTGCGGCGCGAACTCATCGCGGCGGGGGCGGTTGCAGCGCTGCGTGATGCGATGCTGCGCGCGCGGGTGCTTGCGGCGATGAACGATGCCGAAAAAACCACCTGACCTCGTCACCGAGCAAATCACCCCGCGCGCCCATGCGATCTTGGCGCTCGTGGGGTTTACCGTCGAGGCGGGGTTTCGGCGCGATCGCAAGGGCGTCGAACGTCCGGCGTGGGGGCCGAATTTCCGAGGCGTGCCCAAAGAAGTGTGGGAGGCGCTGCTGCGGCAGCGGTCCGATGCGTTCTGGGAACTCGTGAGCATCTGCGAGGCGGACTTCCCGACCTGGAGCGCGCTGCTTGCGAAGGTCGCCCCGAAGGGCGGCGGCGAGCCGCACCCCTTCATCTTCAACTCCCCGCAGCGGGTGCTGTGGCGCACGGGCATCTGCTACTGCCTCGATAACGACCTGCCGCTCTGGCTCATCGTTCTCAAAGCCCGGCAATTCGGTATCACGACCTTCGTCGCGCTCTGGCAGTATTGGCAAGTCTGGCGCAAGAAAAACGTGCACACGCTCTTCCTCGGCGACAAAGTCGACCTGCTCTCGCGCCAGCTCAACATCGTGCGCACCGTCCACGAGTGCCTGCCCGACGTCGGGGGCCTGCGCCCGCGCTTGCGCTCCGATACGAAGGCCGGCGGCGGCAAGGTCCCCAAGTACGAACTCTACCTCGCCGAACGCGGGGGCCTTGCGTGGAATTCGGGGTCGACGACGGCTGCGGCAACCAAGCAAAACGTCGCCCTCGGCGCGCAGTCGACCCACGTCACGGGGTCCGAGGCCGCGTTCTGGGGCGGCGACGGCGGCCTCTTGCAGCCGATCCTCGACGCGCTTCTCCCGCAGCTGCCCGGACCCTCGAGCCCGAACTACCTCGGCGGCGCGAGTTCCATGATCGTCGAGTCGACCCCACAGGGCATGAACGATTTCCGCGATCTGTATTGGGACGCAAAAGAGGTCGGCGAATCCAACGATCGCACCTGGGTCACGGTCTTTCTGCCGTGGTTCCTCTTCGAGGAGGGGTACTACGAGGAGATTCCCCCCGACTTCGTCTTCTCGGCCGAAGATCGCGCGGAGTGGAAGGTGCTCGATACGCTGCGCCTGGCCTACGACGGCAAGCGGGTCACCGCCGAGCAGATGTATTGGCGTTTCAAGATGATCCGCGACAAGTACAAATCGGCCGACGTCTTCAACGAGTGGTACCCCAAGGACGACGAGACGTGCTTTCGCGCGGCGGACGGCAGCGTCTTTCGCGACGATGCGAGCTACCTCGAGCATTGCATCCGCGCCGCCGAAGCCGATGCGAAGATCCTCGTGCCGCAGGCGAAGATGACGCTCGTGGGGTCTTGCGCGCGCGGCGATCTCAAATTCGACCCGATGCCGGCGCCGTTCTACTACGAACTCGCCGCGCTCTCGAGCGGCATGAAGTCGCAATGCCACTTCGAATCCAACCCGCAAGGCAAGATTCTCGTGTGGGAACCGCCCGCGGCCGGGCATTTCTACACGGTCGGGGCCGACGCCTCACTCGGGACGGGGAACGACGGCGCCTGCGCGCACGTGACCTGCGTGACCTGCGGCGCGCAGGCGGCCGAAATGTGGAGCCGCACGCTCGATCCCACCGCCTTCGCCGACCTCGTCGCGCACCTCGGGTGGTGGTACAACACCGCAATCGTCAACCCCGAGATCAACCACCTCGGCTCGAGCGTCCTCAAGCGCCTCATCTTTGATTGGAACTACCCGAACCTCGCGCGTGATGAAGCGTGGGACGAAGCGCGCTTCAAAGAACGCAAGTTCGGATTCTCGACGACCGAGCACTCGAAGCCCGTCATGATCTCATACCTCACGAACCTCATCAAGGCGCGGCACTACCGCATCGCAAGCCCGCGGCTGCGGCGCGAGATGAGCCGGTTCTACTACCTCGGCCTGACCTCGCGGATGGAAGAGCGCTACGCGGGGGGACGCACGGGCAAAGGCGCCGACGACACGGTGCTCGCCTGCGGCCTCGCGCTCTGGGCCGTGCGCCAAGCGCCACCCAACGCCCGCGCGGACTTCGAGACCCGGCGCATGAAGGCCCCGACCGCCGTCGACCTCGGGCTCAACCGCACGGACGTGGACGGGGTCTTCGCCGGGCGCGGGCTCTCGGCGGACGTCTACGGACCGGAGATCGCACCGGAGATGGAAAACCTCTTCGCCTCGGGACTCGACGAACAACTCGTGCCGAGCTGCGCCATGGGCGGCGGGTGGGCGGGATACAACGGGGGAGATTTCTAGGTGCCGTACGCAAGCGACAAACAACGCCGGTTCATGCACGCCGTGCATCCCGAGATCGCCAAGCGCTGGGACGCCGAGACGCGCAAGGGCGGCAAACGCAAAGCCGGACGCCGCACCGCAAAAGGCCGCGCGTGAGCCGGTATGGGTATGCGTGCCCCGCGGGGCATGAGGTCGTCGTCGACGCGACGATGCGCCGCGCGCCGGATCAGGTCGTCTGCCTCGCGCACGAAGCCGATGCCCCGCGCATCTTCGAGCCGCCGCAGTTCACCGAAGATCGCCTGCATTTTCGGCGCACGACCCCCGGCGCCCCAAGCGAGAATTGGTCCTGGACCCTCGGGGCGCCCATGCCGACCTCGCGCGCGGAACGCAAGCGCATCGAACGCGAACGCGGCATCGAATTCGTCACGCCGGCCGAAGCGCGCGCCGACGCCCAAAAACTCCGCGAGGGCAAAAATCTCTGGGAGCCGCCGAAGCTCGAGAAAGGCTGGCTCGCCAAAGAAGTGCGCAAGCGCGGCATCCGTTTCGATCGCTCGGTGAGCCCCGCGCCCCTGGCAACTCCCGAAGCCGTCGACCGCAAACTCGCCGAGCGCGGATGGAACGAGGCGGAAGCGGTGACCCTCAAGAACCCCGCGCCCTAAATGGCATCCCCGGGGAATTCGTCGACCTACGATCTGCACGGCCCCGGCGGCCGCGAGCGCGTCCTCGCGCGCGGCGAGCCCCACGAGACCACGGACCCCGTTGGCGAGCCGACCTTCGTCGCCGAACTCTCGCGCGTCGTCGAGAACTACATCCGCATCGCCGATCAAGGCGAAGACGAACGCCGCAAATCCGATCGCATCGGGGCCAACCTCTACGCCGGTCGGCATTGGGACGTGCGCGTGCCGCGCGACCGCGCCGCACTCACCATCCCCTACTCGAAGACCCTCATCAACCAGCTCATCTCCCTGCAGACGAAGCAAGACCCGATCTGGGTCGTCGCGCCCAACGACGCAGGCGATCGCGAAGCGGCGCGCGTCATGCAGCAACTCTTGCCGAAAATTTGGACCGAGGACGGCATGCAGCGCAAGGTGCGCCGCGCGCTGCGCCTGGGAGAAACCACTCGCACCTGCGCGGCGAAAACCCTGTGGGACGACTCGCTGCGCGGCGGCGCGGGGGACGTCACGACCGACATCATCCCGGGGTGGCGCCTCATCCTCGACCCGCGCGCCTCGCACCCCGAAGAAATGCGCTTCATCGGCGATCGCGCCATGATGAGCCGCACCGACGCCATGCTGCTCTATCCCGAAGCCGCCGAAATCATCGAGAATGCCGGGTCCCCGGTCTCGGCCTCGGCCCTCGGCGGCGGCACGGCCGACTCCCCGATCCGCGACCAATTCAAAAGCCAAAGCGCGACGGGCTCGGGCTCCGTCGCCTGGGGAACCGCAGGCGCCATCGTCAACGGCGTCCCCGTCGTCACGGCCTTCACCGGACGCACCCCCGTCGGCTACGCCGACGAGTACGCCGTGCACGTCGTCGAACTCTACCACCGCGACTACACGATGCACGAAGAAGACGTGCCCATGCTCGACGGCGACGGCAACCCCAAACGCAAGATGCTGCGCGAAGACGACGGCACGCCGCGCTTCACCCAAGATGGACCCTGGGACGAAATCCTCGGCGAGCCGGGCTACAAACTGAGCTTCGAGGATCAAACCGAACGCAAGCTCGTGCGGATGTACCCGCAATGGCGCCGCACGACGAAGATCTATCCCGAAGGGCGCGTCATCGAGGACATTGCCTGGGATCACCCGCAGCCCTACGAGCTGTATCAAGCGGGCGAATGGCTCGAGGGCCCCTGGTCAAAAGGCACGATCCACGACCTTCTTGATAGTCAGATCGTCCTTAACGTCTCGACCTCGATCATGCAAGACAATCTGCGCTACGGTAGCTACCGCGTTTTCAAACGCACGAGCGACTGCCCCGCCACGCGCAATTCGCTACTTTTTCAAGCGGGGCAAGTGCTCGACGTCGGCCGCGCGATCAACAATCTCGAGCCCCTCACGTTTCCCGAAATCAGCACGGCGTGGTTCGGGTGGCGCCAAGAAATCAAAAAAGACATGCGCGAGATCGCGGGGGTCGACGGCATCATGTCCGGGTCGATGGCCGACGTCGCCCCGCGCGCGGACTCCTCGAAGATGACGGATTCCCTCGCCGAACTCGGCGGCTCGAAGATCGTCGAGAAGACCCAGAACATGGAGACCTTCATCATCGGCATCGGCCGCCGCGTCGGCTATTGGGTCGCGAAGAACTACACGGACGCGCACGCGATCGCCGTGGAAAACGCCGAGGGCGAGTTGACCTGGGAACGCGCCTCGCGCGAGTTGCTCATGGGCAGCTTCCGCTACGACATCGTCATCGGCAGCACCACGGCGTGGTCGGGCTCGGGCACGCGCAACCGCATCCTCGAAGAATTGCAACTCGGCCTGCGCGATAAAGTCAGCGCGTGGAAGGCGCTGGATTCGACGGCGTACGCGGTCGCCGATTGGCGCGACGTGCTGCGGCGCAACCCGCAGTCGAACTCGATCGCACCGCCGGCACGCACGCGCGCGGCCGCACCCAAGCCCCCGAGTCCCACGAAGTCCAAGAAGTGATTCGGATCTACGCGATCACGGACACGCTCGACGCCGAAGGCGGCTCGACCCTCGCCATCACGGGACACGCAAACGAAAAAGTCTGCGCGGGGGTCTCGGCGCTCTGGGAGACGGTGCAACTCGGCCTCGAGAAAATCGCCAAGGAATATCCGCGCGAGGCGCGCTTCGAGCGCATCGTGCGCGCGAAGCCGAAAAAAAAGCCCGCGCGGTAGCAGGGACGCTCCCCCAAGCGGCGGGAACGGCGCGGGCCAATGGCAGGTATGGCGGGACTCTCGTCAAGCGCAATGTCGGGGCTCAAATCGGCCCTGGCTTCGCAGTCCGCTCCGCCCAATCCGAACACGCCGAGCGATCGCACCGATCCAAGCGACGCGCTGCTCCTGGATTTTCAGCGCATCCGCCGCTCGCTCGAAGTCGCCGTCTCCAATATCGACGACGCCGACCCGCGCATGCTGCTCCTCGAGGGGATGCGCGCGAGCATCATGCGACTGCTCGCCTCGGTGCAGCTCTCCGATGCCGTCGACATTCTGCTCAAGCGTTGTTTTCCGCTTGCGAGCGCCGAACTCAAGGCCTCGCTTGCGACGATGTTCGCGCCCCCCACACCTTCCCCGACGACCGGCCTGGGCGTCGGGGCCGCTCCGCCGGGAAGTGCCCCCGGTGGCGCACCAGGCTCCCCCGGTGGAGCTACAGGCCTACCTCCCGGGGGTCCGATGGGCGCAATGCCCGGTGGTCCGCCCGGTGAAGCCGGCGCTCTGCCGGCGTAACAAAGGAGCATCCATGCTGGAAGTATTTCGCCGTCGCGGCGGACGCATGAAGCACGGCCGCAAGAAGTAGCGTAACCGAGCAATGAACGGAACGGAATCGGATCCCATCCTCGAATCGACGCCCACCCTACCGGAGGGTGAGCTTCGGCGCGCGCCGGGCGCCGATTCCGTCCCCGATCCCCGCGATGCACGCATCGCCGAACTCGAGCGCTACTACAACGAGAGCCGTCAAATTTTCGATCGCATCGCACCGTACGAAGAAGACGTGCGCGCGATCCTCGACGACGAGGACTATCGCGAGTTTCAGCGCAGCGCGCGCAAGAGTTACTTCGAGACGCGCCAAGCCCAAGAGAAAGCGCGCGAGCAAGAGCTTCCGCCGGAATACCGCAAGCTGCTCGAGGAGATCGATGGACGCCTCAAGCCCGCACTCGAAGAAGTCGGCGTCCTTCGCAAAGACCGCGAAGCCCGCACCGCTCGCGAGCAAGAAGAAGCCAAAGCCGCGCAGCAAACATTCATTTCGCAAAATCTCGAGTACGCACAGCGTCTTGTTTCCGAACAAGGCCTTACGTCCGAAGAGATAAACGACCTCGGCCGCTTCGCGAAAGTCTTGCACGACGAGACCGTGGCCGCAGGCGCGCCGCGCTTCGTGCCGCTCGAAGAGGCCTTCAAACGCCTCTACGGCCGCGCCGCCGCCAAAAAAGAAGCGCCGACGCCGCGCAGCTTGCGCGCGCGCTCGGCCGCACCCGGCGTTCCGAGCGCCTCACGCGCCGCTGAACCCGACAAACCCGATCCGCGCAGACCGGGCGCGTTTACGGACTATATGCTCTCGAAACTCAACGCGCAAAGGAAGACGGGTTAATCCATGGCAGACGTTTCCGCATCGTATTCCTACACCAACGTCCTGCAAGCGGTCACCCGCGAAGCGGTGCTCGGTGACATCGTTTACGATCAGCTCTTTCAAGGCAATAAATTCTTCATGTACCTGTTGCAGCGGGACATGGTGCGGTACGTCAAGGGCGGCGCTGCGATCACGTGGGTGAACAACTTCGGTCGGTCGCCCAACTCCATCGCCTTCGACGGCGCGGATAATCTGCCGATCAATTCACTTGCCGGCAACCTCGTGCGCGCGTCGCTCCCGTGGCGCGGATACGCCGACGCCCTCGTGCTCAATGTGACGGACCTCGTCGACAACGAAGGATCCGACGAAGCGATCCTCGGTATGGTCGAAGCACAACTCGACATCACGCGCATGTCGATGCTCGACCTCATGAGCCAAGACGTGGTGACCAATACGAACTCGATCTCGCCGCGCGGGTTCGATGGTTTGGCGGAGGCGATCGACAACGGTCCGGTCGCACCGACCTACGCGAACATCGCGCGCGCGACGTACGGCACGAAGTGGTCGGCGCAGGTCAACTACAACGTCTCGGGCACGGTCGCCGCGAACCTCTTGCCGACCATCCACCAAATCGACATCAACGCCTCGATCGACAACTCGCGACCCGATGCGTATTTCTGCAATCGGCTCATCCTCGCGCAGCTCATCGAGGGGCTCTTCACGCAAGACGCCTACATCCAACCGGATATGGCGCGCACGGCGGGCGGCAACGACTACATCTTCAACGGCAACCCGCTCTTCGTCGACAATCACTTCGAGACCAACACCTCGTCGCCGACGACGTCGTCGCTCGGCGGGTTCATCCGCGGTCTCAACTCGAGCTTCATCAAACTTGCGATCAACCCGAAGCTCAACTTCCACGAAACCGATTGGATCGCAGCGCAGAGCAACGCGACGATGTTCACGCGCATTCTCTTCCGCGGCAACCTCGTCGTTCCCAAACCCCAGGCCCATTGGGCCGTCTTCTGGGTGAGCGGTTAAGGAGTATACGAATGGCACGTAAAGCAGACAGCGGCGAGCGCGCCGGCGAGACCCATCCGACCCTCGGCGCACGCGCGCCGCATTCCGGCGCCGAGCAGCTGCACGTCACCGCAGGCGGCATCCTCACACCCGTCCTTGGCTTCAAGGGCAAGGGGGTCACCGGGACGCCGCCCGCACCGCTCGCGCGTGGGTTCACGAACGAGCCGGGCGACGGCGATCTGCCGCGCGGCGCCGGTCGCAAAGCGGGCGGCAACAACGCGCTCAAAGCCTTCGGCCTTCGCGGCGCGGGAGAGAACGAGAAATAAATGGGCTTGGCTGACGTCGGCAACAACCAAAACGGCCTCAACGCCGATACGTCCTATGTGGCGCTCAACGGCACGGTGACGGTCCCGCCCGGCGGGTATCTGCCGGTCGGCTATCCCCTCGCGCGCAATTTGCTCTCGCTCGGCGGCAGCTACCTCTCCAAACTCGCCTCGCTCTCGGGCTTCCAGAACTTCGCGGGCGGCGATGCGTTCGTCTCCCTCCCGCTCTCGGGCACGACGGGCGGCACGGTCGGCTCGACCGGGCAAAGCATCGGCGTCTACGTCGGGCAGCCCGTCTCGAACCCGTGGCTCAACCCCGCAGCGCAAACGCTCAACACCTCGCCGCTCTTGCAGCCGGGGCTCATCGGGCGCACGGGCCTTCGCCCGGTCCTCGTCGGCCTCACCAACGGCGGCACGACCGTCAAAGTCGGGGACTTCATCTCGCGCGGCGCGACGATCGGCGTCGCCTCGCTCTACCCGTTCCTGCTCTCGCAGGGCCCATCGACCGCTACGAGCGGCCTCACGGTCGGCCAGGTCGCAGCAACCCCGATTTGGACGTCGGTGACGGCGGGCTTCAGCGCGGGCGCGCAGACGGTCACCGTCCTCAATACCAACGGCATGACGACCGCAACGCCGCTGACCCTCAACCCAGGCCAAGCGAACCAAGAAACCGTCACGCCGAGCGCCGTGGTCGCAGCGGCCCCGGGCATCTCGACGCTCACGATCGTCGGTACCGCGGGCTCGGCGTCGACCGTGCAGATCACCTTCACGCTCGCGGGTTACCAAGGCTCCACGGGCGTCGCGCCCACGGGTACGGCGACGACGACCTTCACGGTTTCGATCACGATCCCAAGCGGCTCGACGCTCGCGCAGACGACCAACCTCATCGTCGCCGCGCTCAACGCGACGGGCTTCTGCTTCGGCGCACCGCAAAACATCAACGGCATCGGCGCGGGAAGCTGCACGCAGACGAGCACCTCGGGCACGGCGGGTAACCCCGCATCCGGCCCGCTGGTTTACTGTTGGTCGAGCGCCGCGGGCACGATCTACTTCTCGGCCGCGAACCCCGGCGCGTGGGCGAATTCGCTCCTCACGTACACCGTCACCGTCCTCAACGGCACGACGCAAACGTACAACGGCGCGGTCGCCGGCTCCGCGACGGCGGTCGCCTTCACGGGCGGCGTGAACGGCTCGTTTACCGCGACCTTCCAGAACGCGCACGTCGCGGGCGAGCCCGTCTACGGCATCGCGAACGCCTCGGCCGGCGTCATCGTCCCGGCCCCCGGTACGGCGGGCATGCTCAGCGTCGGCCTCGTCTACGTGGACCTCGTGACCGCATAATGGCGAAGTACGGCGAGCACAACGACAGCGGCAATCCCTTCGCGGGCGGCATGACCGGCAAAACCGACGAAGGGCGCAAAGGCGGCAAGCGCAAGAAGTCCAAACGCAAGATCTCGGGGCGTCGCTAAGTGGCGCTCGAAGGTCGCAAGAACGCCTTCTCGCGCGCGGACCTGCCGGTCGAGCCCCAGGGCCCCGATGCCGGCGAATCGATCCGCACGCAGTTGCTCTTGCAACAGCGCCTCATGACCAAGGAAGTGGTCGTCACGCTCGACGAGCCGTACCTCGGCGATCCCGAGCGCACGATCGTGCTCGTCTACGGCCGCGAAGAAGCCGCGCCCATCGGCGCGGATAGTTACCGCGACGAAGGCCAGGGCACGCCGCCCGTGCTTGCAAGCGATCGCCTCGCGACGCAGAGCCTCGAATACGCCGCGCCCCGCTGGGAGCCCGGCAATTGGATCCACTATCACCTGCGCTACACGCCGGGCCCGCTCGGGAAGTGCTCGTGCAACATGGACCCCGAGACGCTCGTCGAGCCCACGAGCATCATGCCCGCGCCCGTCGCGCGGTTGTGGTTCGGCGATTGGGACGTCGTGAGCTACGAGCTGCGCGCGCGCCCGGGTCAGCAGCTCGACGATTGGCTCAAGCGTCAATGGCACCGCGATCGCGTCGCGAACGAAATGTGGGGCGGCTACGAGTGGGATTTCCCGCCGGGCGTGCCTGTCTTCGACGCCAAAGGCGGCGTGAACTATCGCGCGATGCGGCGCTTCGGTCCGCCGCCCGTCCCGCACGTCACGATTCACCGGCTCGATTCGGCCAAGCGTAAAATCCCAAACTCGGCCGCGAAGCCGTGGGACATTTTCGATTGGATCGGCGTGTGCGACAAGGGTCCGCGCGTGTACCACAAGGGCGCACCCGTCCACGACACGGCGCCGGGGATGCTCACGCTCACCGAAGCCGATCTCAACGCCCGCATCGCGGCGGGCATTGCGGCCGCACTCGCGCAGCAAGCGACGTCGGCTGCCGCGCCCGCGGCACCCGCACCGAATCGAAAGGGACCCGCATCATGAGTTGGCCGAGTAAGTACGGCGTTCGCAAGAACCCCAAAGCCGAGGGATCGATCGCGCGCCCCGTCGACCATCCGATCACGCACGTGATGGGGCCCGGTTCCAAGTTCACGCAGGACGTCTACGGCGACTCGTATTTCGAGAAGCCGCTCACGCCGTCTCGCTCGGACGTCTTCGGCAAAGAGGCCTCGAACCAAGGCCTGCGACTCCGCAAGAGGTCCTAAAATGTCGGGGTGGGTGCCGCTGACGGCGAGTATTCGGGCGGCCGGGCCGATCGCGCTCTTTCAATTCGCCGAACTCTTGCCCGGGCAACCAATCACGGCGGGAAGCCAAGACCCGCAGAATTTCGCCTTCGACTCAAGCGCGAGCGGCAATCTCAACCCGGGATCGGCTCCCTATCCCAACGGCAACTATCTCGTCTACGGCGCAAACGTCGTCGGCAACGGCTCGACGTCGGCCTCGCCCGTGGCAAACGCGCTTTCGGCTGCGATCTTCCCGAACACGGCAACGCTCTCGAGCGCAAACGTCATCGGCGGCGGGTTCGGCGTCGACGTCACGCTGCAACCGACCGCTGCGATCTCGGTCGGCTGCCAGGTCACCCCGAGCGTCATCGTCGCTGCGGCCAAACAAGTCATGGTCTGCTACGGCTCCGATGCGAGTTCGCTTGCGGCCTATAACCTCTATCACACGGGGTCGAGCACGACCAACCACACCTTCGCGTTCTCGGTCAACGTCGGCGGGACGCTCAAGACCGCGACTGCAACGACGCCCATCGTCGCCGGCACGTCCTATTTCGTGCTCGGCAGCTACGACGGCCTAAACGTGCGGATCTACGTCAACGGCGTCCTGCAAGGCACGACCTCGGCCCCCGGGACGATCTCCTATGCGAGCATCGGCGCCTACGGGCTGACCTACGGCAACGACGGGTCGCTCTCCGATGCGAACCTTCAGGGCGCAATGGGCATCTCGGCGATCTACAACTACGCGCTCACGCAGAATCAAATCACGTATCTCGCGCGGCAAGGGCAACTGTCCGTTACCTTTCCCTGGCGGCACTAACGTGACGCTCGCGGATCTGGAATCGCAGGTCCTTCAAGCGCTCTCGCAGCCCTACGCGAACCCGGGCGGCACGGTCACGTACCCCGAGAACGCCGACTTCGCCCAGAACGTGGTCGACTTCGCGATCAACCGCGCCTACACGCGCTTCGTCTCCGACCTCGGCGACATCGAACTTCTCACGCAGCAGCTCGCCTTTCCGAGCGTGACCGGGCAGTACGCCTACCAACTGCAGTCGCCGTTCGGCCAACCCGCAACCGCGATCGGCTCATATGCCACGGGCAGCGTCACGTTCACGGGGACGGTCGCCGCCGGCCAAACGCCCACGGTCACGATCGGCGGCACGGCCTACACGTACACCGTGCCGTCGTCGTCGACCACGATCCCGACGATCATTGCGGGGCTCATCGCGAAGATCAACGCGGGCACGCAGATCCTGCCGACCTCGACCGTGCTCTCGCCCGTGAACCAAGCCCTCAACACGCAAAGTACGCTCACGCTCATGGCGGGGGCCGGGGGCACGGCGGGCAACGCGACGACGCTCTCGGCAACCTCGAGCGGCACGCTCATCCTCACCGCAAGCGGCGCCACGCTCTCGGGCGGCACCGCGGCGAATCAACCGATTCGCACCGTGCGCCGCGTGTACTATCAAGCGCTCGGGCAACTCTTTCGGCTCGAACTCGAGCCCGGCGCGCGCATGATCTCCTGGCAAGAATTCAACCGCAAGACGAGTGCGGGGTACCTGTTGCCGTTCTCGTTTACGACGTGGCCGGATTATTGCGCGATCTCGCCGCAACGCAAGTCGCTTTATTTTTACGGGGCGCCGAGCGAGTACGGCGATACCATCACGGTGGACTACTGCCCGATCATCACCTCGAACGTGAACATCCCCTCATCGAATTGGGGCTACCTCGTCAACCCCACGGACGTGCCGCTCTTACCCGAGGACACGCAGGATGCGATATGGATGGGGGCGGCGGCGTTTCTCAATCCGCAAGCGCGCGAGTTTCAAAACGGCGAACTCTACATGAACAAATACAAAGAAGAAGTGCAGCGCGCGAAGGACAACTACACGCGCGATTCAGCGGGCGACGCGCTCATCTTGCGTCCGATCAGCGACGCACTCGCAACATCGGGGTATGGGCCATGGGACGCACTCGGCTAATCGTTCTCGCGGCCTTTGCCGCCACGCTCATCGGATTCGCGCATCCCAAAGAAGCGCGCGCGACGACCTGCACGGTCCCTAACACGTTCACGACGGGCACGACGATCAACGCCGCGCCGTTTAATGCGAATTTCACGGCGCTCGCGACCTGCGGCAACAACATCGACAACTCGAACATCGGGTCGGCGGGTATCTACGCCTCGCAGATCATCTGCTCGACGGTTGCCACCTGCACGTTCGGTGCGACGGCAGTAATGACGTTTCCGACCACGATCGCATCGACCGTCGCGGCGTCGTCTGCAAATGCGTTTACCTGGCAGAATTACAGCTCGGGAACAACGACGGGGTTGTTTGCATCGGGCGTGATGGTCGCGACCATTGGCGCTACCGCCTTGGGCATCGCACAGAACGGCGGTTCGACCCTCCTCACGCTCGATAATAGCGGCGATCTTGGCATTCTTGGTGGCGCGTATGTCAACGGCGTCTACTCGTTCTTCGGTAACGGCACGGCGGGGGGCGCGCTTAATTCGCTCGGCACGGCGCCGCTCTATCTCAACCTCTCAAGCGGCGGCGCGGTCACGATCGGCAACGGCGCAGGCGGATCGTCGGGAACAGTCTTCAATACGAACGGAACGGCGGTTATTGCAGGCGCAACGACGGTGCGCGGGGCCTATGTGGCGCCGGTCGTCAATGCCTCGGGAACGGCACTTGCGAGCACGACGCACACCGTTGCGACGACCATTTCCGCAGTAACGACGAATACGTGCGCGACGGCCGTGAACTGCTTGCTTTCACCGAATTCCGTTACGTTTACGGCAAACGCCGTCTTTGCATCGACCCCGGTTTGCACCGCGACGGCGGTTGGCTCACCAATCGGGCTTGATGAATCGATTGTTTCAACGACGGGCGTGAGCGTCGTTGGCTATAACATCTCGAGCAGCTCCATTACATCAGGCACGGCTGCGACTATTCATATTCTTTGTACGGGCGCGTAGATGGCTGAACCCGCGCGAAACGTCGGCGGGCTACCCGAACCGCCCGTCTACGTCGAGTACGCCGACCCGAGCGGCGGCCTCAACACCAAGCGCGACGTGCACGCCCTCGACCGCAACATGCTCGCCGTCTCGATCAACGGCTGGCCCGCCTACGATAACGTCATCGCCAAGCGCCCGGCCTCGAGCTACTACGTCACGGCTAACGGCGCGACGGGCATGGGCGGCACGGGCACGACGATCGTCGCCACGCGCTGGACGCTCTCGGGGAACCTCACGACGACCGTTCTCCTCGCCCAGAACGGCACGAAGCTCGCCTTTGCCCAAGTGGGCGCATCGTCGTGGACGAACATCACGACGCCGATGGGGACGGGCGCGCAGCGCATTCACGTCGCGCAGATGTACGATCCGACGAGCGGCGCGAACACGTGCTTCATCTGCAACGGCGTGGACGTGCCGTGGATGTGGCAAGGCCCCGGACACACCACGCTCACGGCCGTCAGTACGGCTGCGGGCTTCCTGCCGCAGAAGCTGACCTCGAGCAGCGGCATCACGCCGCGGTTCGTGACGACCGTGAGCAACAACTCGGTGCTCGTCTACTCGGGCGAATCGACGGCGCCGACGGCCGTCTATGTCTCCAACGCCTTCTACCCGCAGCAGTTCTCGCAGAGCGCGACGACGTCGACCGCCTACCCCGGCAGCTATCAACCGTATCTCGTCGGCTTCAACGACGGCGTCGGCGGCGGCAACGTCACGGGGATCACCTCGCTTCAAGGCAACATCATCGTCTTCAAAGAGAGCGCGATCTACCGCGGGCAATTCACAGGCGTGTACGCCTCGGTTTACGGGTTTCAATTTCAATGCGTGAGCGTCGCGCGCGGCATGGTCGCCCCTGAGTCGCTCGCGGCGTTCGATACGTACCTTGTCTTTCTCTCAAACGACGGCGTGTATTATACGGACGGGTACGTCGTCATGCAGATTAGCGCAAGCGTGCCGACGTTCTTCGACTCCTCGCTCAACGGGTACGGGGCACTTTGCCTTGCGTATACGACGGCCGTGGGCGTGCGGATCGGCTCGCGCTATTTGATCTTTTACGATCGCGGATTGCCCAACAACCAGGCGGCGGCGGGTTATCCCACGGCGGGAGTGTGGTTCGACTTCTCCAAACCCGACGACGCGGGCAATCCGCAGGCGGGCGAGATCCACGGCGCGCTCTCGCAGTATCCGTTTTCGGCGGCGATGACAGTTGCCGGGGCGGCGCAACTCAACGGCCCCTACGACAACGACCTCTTCGTGTGGACGAGCGCGACGGCGGATCAAGTCGCGATCTTCGGCAGCGGGTTCGTCGAGTTCGGCGGCGCGATCACGACGACGTTCGCGGGACCGGCCGATCGCTTTCCGCAGATCGCGCGCGAGAGCGCGTTTTTTGACTACAAGCATTTGCACAGCGCGCGCTTTGCGATCGCGGCTGCCCTCTCGGGGACGCCGCTTACGTTCACGGCCGTCTTTACGACGGATTTTCTGCTCTCGACCTCGGCTGCGGCAAACACGCAACTCTTACCCGGCGGCGGTGCGGTCTTCGGTACGGGGGTCTTTGGAACCAACGTCTTCGGCGGCGGCACGAACGCGACGATCTACGCGCCCGTGACGATCGTGCCCTCGAAGAACGCGGACGGGCGCGTCATTCAAACGCTGCTCACCGAGACAAGCACGACGGAGTGGATTCTTTTGGGGTACGTGCTCGAAATCAGTCGCCGGTTACCGGTCCGATGAACATCAACAACAACATGAAGGGCTCGCCGATGCGCCCGATCTGGCAGACCCCGACGCCGCAACAGCCGACGATCGCGGTGACGACGGGGCTTTTAACGGGCGCCGCGCTTGCGAACATCGGCCCGCGCGGGCTGACGTCCGCGTATCTCGACTACGCAAATAACCTCACGCAGCTCGGATGGTATTCGGTCAAAGACTACGGCGCAACCGGAAACGGCACGACGAACGATTCGACGGCCGTGAACGCCACGGTTACGGCGGCCGCGACGGGAACGGTTGGCAGCACGGCCGCTGGTATCTACTTCCCGCCGGGGACGTACGTGCTTTCGGCGACGACGTTCTCGTGCCCGGTGTGGTTCGCGGCGGGCGCGGTCATCTCGGGCACGGCGAACCAGACGTTCACGGGACCAATCAACGCGCAGCCAGTTCCGGTGTTTACGACGACTGGCACGATCTCGATCAACGGCGCGACGCCGATGATCTATGCGGAATGGTTCGGCGCGGTCGGCAACGGCACGACGAGCGATTCGCTTGCCATCAACAACGCCTTGGGAGCGATGACGCAGGGCGGCATCCTCAAACTTCTCGCAAAAGCCTATAAACTGACAACGACCGTGACGGTCGCGCATCACTCGACGACGATCGAGGGCACGACGATTGGGCCTTCGCCGTATGATGGTAGCGGAGGCCTCGTCTACGGCACGCAACTCGTCGGCACGAATGGCGTCAACGGAATCTCGATTACAAACCTCGAGTACCCGGTTATTAAAAACCTCGGCATTGCACTGCCAATTGGAGCGACCACCGCGTGCGTCGGTATACTCGCGGCATCCACATTCAACCTCAAAATAGTCGACGTGCGCGTGACGAATTACTCGACGCAAGTCCGGCTCAATAGCGGCAACACGGATTGTTTCCTCGAACGCATCTACGCGGCGAGTACGGGCGTCACAGTCACGCCTGTCGTCGGATTCGATATTTCAAGCGCAACATCGCAAAATCCGAGCGTTTATATCTCGCACTGCATTACGGCGCACACCACGTTCTCTGGGTCGGCCTACGGCTTTTGGGTGCATGGCGTTGCGATCGCGGACCTCTTCCTCGATATGTGCGAGGCGGACTCTTGTACATATTGTTATTACATCGACGGCTCGTCGTCGACGGCCCTTCTCAATATGGACATCCACATGCGGGGATGTATTGCTGATTCGTTTCCAACCGGTGGGTATGGATTCTATGTTTATAATCTCGCTTCGGCCGGAAATGGAGCTGCGCTTGAGATCGTAAACGGTTGGGTTTCAGGTGGCGGCACAGGTTCGATCGGAATCTATGTCGCTGGCAGTTCCGCGCGAGTGCGCGTCTCGGGAATGCAAGCCAATGGGAGCACGGGCCTACCAATCGGAATTTACGCGCAAGGCTCTACGGGCTGTATGATCACCGAGAACACGGTGCTCAACTGCGTCAATAGCGGAATCGTCGTCGATAATTCGCCATGTTGCACCATTTCTAACAACAGCGGTTACGCGTATAACAACGGCAATATGGGGTTTTTCATCCAGTTGCTTACGGGCTCGACGCACTGCTCTATTATGGGTAACGTCGCAAATGGTTCTGCGACCGGCGCTATAACGACGGGAATCGCGACGCCAGCAGGTTGCGATTATTGCAATATCATCGGCAACTGCATCCCGAGCGCCGCGGTCACGACCCCATACTCACTTGCGCTCGGGTCCAACACCCATAGCGTCCAACTCGGTACGACCGCATGATCCGCGCGTCGGTGCCCGAGGATACCCCCGACCTGCAACGCCTCTGCATCGCGCAATTTCTGCGCACGCCGTGGCCCGAAGACGGCGCCGTCGCAACGGACATTCATGTCCATATCGACCGTCGTGACGGGATGACGGGCGCGGTCGTCTACGCGCGTCAGCGCGGCGGGACGATCTACGTGATTCACGTCTGGACGGTCGCGGGGTTCGCGGGCAAACGCGCGGGCGTTGCGCTACTCAAGGACCTCGCGAACATGGCCGATGCCGAAGACCTCGTGCTCACCTTTACGGTTGCGGAGTGGAACCGGGGACTGCGCGCGGCCGTGGAGCGGCATGATTGTCTCTCGCTCGACGTCGCGTGCGTCGAGCCAACGGCCGTTTTCTACGCACGCGAGCCGCAGGGACGAAAGGCCGTCGCATGATCGTTCGCAAGGATGCAACCGTATTCTGGGAGATCATCGACCGCACGCAAGCGGGGTGCTGGCCGTACCCCGAGCGGACCTTTGCGATGGGGGCGACCGAAGTCCCCGTGTGCCGGTTCGCCTACGAAGTCGCGCGCGGCCCGCTCTCGAAATGGGACGACGTGGCGACGACGTGCGGCACCGAGCGGTGCGTGCGCCCCGAGCACCTTGAGCGGCAAGTAATGAAGCGATTCCCCGCGAACGCGGCGGTCGTTCCGCGAGTGAGAAGATAAAATGACCGGAAGCTCCGTCAACACGCAAGCGCAAGCTGCCGAGCAGCAAAACCAAAACACCGCGCAGCAGTACGCCGCAGCACAGCAGGCGGCTGCCCTTGCGAACTTGCAGGCCTACCTCAAGGCCAACCCAAGCCCCGCATCGACGGCCGCGCCGATCAAAGCGCCGACCTTCTCCGCGCCCAAAACCATCGGCGGCGGTGAATATCACGCATCGACAGCGGCGCCGAACATGGCGACCCCGCAGGCCACGCCCGTCGCGGGGTCGGCCCCGACCGCTCCCGGACAAGGCGCGCCCGGGCAGATCACGCAACTCTCGCCGCAGCTGCAGGCGCTCGTCGCGCAACTGCAAGCGCAAACGCCCGCGCCGAAGCCGAGTGCGTAACCATGGCGATCGAGAACAACCCCAACATGCAACGATACGGCGTGAGTTATCCCACGTCGACCGGCGGCACGTACAACACGACGCAGAGCGCGGGCGGCACCCCCGCTGCGACCGCAACCGCCGCGAAGCCTGCAACCGCGGCGCCGAAGATGGCTGCGCCCGTGGCTAGTTCGAACGCGCTGCAACCGGCCTACATCCCCGCGCCCCCGACCGCGCAGCCCACAACCTACCAAGCCGCGACCACGGGCGCGTCGACTTACAACAACAACTACAACCCGCAAACCGCGACGAACGAACTCAACGCGGCGGCGGGCGTCCAAGACACGCAGCAAAATCAAGCGCTCATGTCGATGCTCGCCGCCCAAGGCATCAGCCCGGGCTCGAGCGCCGCGCAAGCCGCGATGCAGAACCTCGGCAACCAACAGGTCTCGGCGCTTGCGCCCTCACTCGTGAGCGCGCAGCAGTACGGCGCGGGTCTGAACGAACAGAGCGGGCTTGCGAACATGGGCGCGCTCAACACGGCCTCGCTTGCCAATCAAAACGCGCTCAATTCGGCGGGGCAGTACAACGCGGGCGCGGCCAACACGATGACCTCGCAGAATCTCCAAGACCTCTTGCAGCAGCAGCAGTACAACGCAAGCGCCTACAACACGGCGGGCCAAGATACCGCGAACCTGCAGAACACCGATTGGCTCGCGCAGCTTCAAGGCCAACTCGGTCTGCAAGGCACGGGGCTCTCGACTGCGGGTTCACTTGCGGGCGACCAGGCCAACCAACAGGTCCCGGTGCAACCGAGCCTCTTCTCGAGCATCATGCAGCCGCTCTCGGAGGGCATCGGCGCTGCGGCCGGGACTGCGGCAACGGGCGGGGCGGTGTAAGTGCCGATCGTTCAACTCGACACGCCCAATCCACTCGGCCAGGCCATCGGCACGGCTGCGGGATACCTCGCGGCCAACCCCGCGCGCAAGGCCGCAAAAGAGCAGCAGCAGTACGAACGCACGCGCCAATCGGAGGCAGATCAGCGCGCGGCCCAAGAACTCGCGAACAACACGCTCGAGGAGACCGATCGCCACGCGGGCGTCGAAACCGCCGCGGATCAGGCCAAGCGCGAAGCGGCCGCAACCGCGACAATGTACCAGACGCTCGGGCAGCCGCCCGCCTACGATCCGGCACACCCCGAAAAGGCGATGGACTACGCGCACAAGGCCGCGAACTACTACGCCGTTCACGACCTTGCCAACACCGACGCCGGCAAGTATTGGGCCGACCAATTTAACGGCCTCACCCTTGGCTATCAGCGCTACACGGGCGGCGAAAAGAACGTCGCGGGGGCCGGGCTCGATACGGCGCGCACGAAGCAGATCCAAAATTGGCGTACGATTGCCGACGTGAACTTTCAGCACCGGATGAAAGAACTGCAAGCGACGCAAAACGGGCACGCGCAGATCGCGGCGGCAAATCGTGCGCAGGCCTACGCGCTCGCGCAAATGCGCGAGGGTGCGGCCGACGCGCGCGCGCAGCGCTCGCAAGACGAGCGCATGGCCATCGCGGAGATGACGGCGCTTAACGCCGCAAACGGCCAGGATATGACGCGCGCGTATCAGACCGCCGTTCACGACTACGACGGCCAACTCAAGGGCTGGGAGAACGCCCAAAAGCAAGGCGCGGCGGCCGTGGCAAACGACCAAACGCCGCCCGCCGGGTACGGCGCTGCGCCGCCGACGTTCAATTTTACGATGCCGCAGCCAGGTGCAAGCTCGCCGACGATCGTCGTTGTGCCAATGCCGCAACCGGACGGGACCGTGAAGATGGTGCCGCAGGTCGTTCACGGGAAGCCGAAACAGCCCTCGGGCGCGGCGAAGCGCCAGGCAGCGAAAGCCCAACCGAAATCCGCAGCGGCCGCGCCGCCTGCCGCGCCCCCGGCTTCGGGCGGCAACCCGATCGTGAACGCGATCTCGAGCTTTTTGCACCTCGGCGGCGGTGGTGGCGGTGGGGCGCACCTTACCGCAAAAAACGCCAAAGGCGAAGACATCTATAGCGACGACAACGGCAAGACGTGGCACAAGTAGACGATCTCACGCCGGTCGCGGGCACGGCGCACCCGGACCTCACGCCCGTCGCGGGGTCGGTCGGCGCGAATCCCGATCTCACGCCCGTTGCCGGGTCCGTCAAGCCCAACCTCGAGAAGATGGCAATCAAGGCGGGGGGCGCTGCCATCGGTGGTGCCCTCAACCTCGGCAAGGGCGCTCTTGAAGCCCTCGGCGCCCCCGAACGCGCGGTTGCGGGGTCGCGCTCGTACATCGACGCGCACCCGGGTGACTACGGCGGCGCGATCGGCAACGCCGGCAAGTGGTTCATGGACCCGAAGAAGCAAGAAGAAACCTCAAAGGTCGTGCGCGCGGCGCTCTCGCCAGAGCAGGGTGGATTTATCCCGACCGACGCGACGATCAACGCGCACCTCACCGGGCTTCCCGCGACCCTGGCGCGCGGCGCCGCTCAGGCTGGCGCGGAAGTCCTCGCCGATCCGACGAGCGCAATTCCCGCAGGCGCGATCGGCAAGGCCGCAAGGCTCGTTCCCGGCGCCGTGCGCGCGGGCGAGGCCCTGGGCAAGTTCACCTCGCCGCTACTGAGCGCCGAGCACCACCTCGGCGGGCTCACCGAGCACGGCCAAAACGTCGTCGAGCAAATCCGCAACGTCGCCAAGCAATCCGCTGCAGGCGCCAAGCGCCTCGAAGATCACGCGATCGCAACCGCGCGCAACGAAATCAAAGCCGGGCAGATTCCGCAAGCCGTGCGCGACGCCTTCGCCAAGTACGGTGCCGCGGTACCCACAACGCTCACGCCCTCGAAGCTCATCGAGGAACTCGACAAAGCGCGCGCGGCGCACACTTCGGCGCTCACGCACGCAGGGCTCCGCGATGCCGGGCTTCTGAAGGACCCGAACATGACGGGCGGCGCGACGGGCGCGCTCTTGCGCAGTATTCGCGGCACGGACAAATACTTCAAGGACTCGGCGAACCCCGATGCGGTCGAAAAGGCCCTCGAAGGCGTCGCGAAGCACATCGCGCCCGAGGTGCGCCCCGACAATTTCCTTGCGAAAGCCATCGACAAAACGAACCATCAGCTGAAGTCGATGTTTCTCTCCGTGCCGATCCCGCACGTCGCGAACCTCACGAACCTCGCGTACAACAAATACGGCCTCGCAACGACGCTGCGCGGGCTGATGTACGCCGCGCGTGAGGCGACCGGGCACCGCGGCGAGCAGCTCAACCATCTCGTCGGCGAGCTGCAAAAAATCGGCGCGGACAATCAGTACGAGAAGCTTTTCTCCGAGGTCAACCCGGTCGGAATTGGCCCCGTCTCCGTGCGTAATCTGCAGCGCTTTGCGAACAAGGCGCAGGACACGATCCTTAATCCGGTCGAGCGCGGGCTGCGCGCGGCGGGCCTCGAAAAAGAGATGAAGGCAGGCAAGGTCGGCGCCGACGCCGCGCGTGGGCTGCACAAAGCCTTCGGCTCCGACGCCGAGAACGGGCTCACGAAATTCCTCAACCACATGCCGCTCTCGCAATTCCCGCGCTTTCACACGCAGACCGCGCTCGGCTCGACGCTACGGACGCTTGCCGACAAGCCCGGCCGCGTCACGGGCTTCGAGCACGTTTTCGGCGGCGGCCCCGATCGCGACAAGCAGCACGGCTACCGCCTCTCGACCCCGACGATGGCGGGCCTCAATTTCCTCGACAGCCCCCTCGCGTACGCCCTCTCACCCTCGACGCTCGGCCAGGTCGCGGGCGTGGCGAGCCCGTACAGCGTCACGGGTTCGATGCTGCGCGGGCTGCAGTTGCAGCGCCACGGCAAAAGCGGCCGCAAGCAGTACGAGCGCGCAGCGCAGGCGCTTGCCAACACGTTCATCCCCGCGCCCCTCGGCGCGGCAAACGAAATGCTCATGGGCACGAAGGGCGAGGCGGGCGAGACGGGGGCGCAAGACCTCTTCTCGGCGCTCGGCGGCGGGTACTACGCAAAATGAGTGCGAGACAGGTGCCTTGAACGCGCGCGGCGTGAAATGGCTTTTCGGCTGCCTTGCGATCCTCGCGTTCGTCGGATTCTCGGCACCCGCCGTGCAGCTCGTCGACTCGACCGGCACAACGCTTACGCTCGTAAACGGGCAGCTTCCGATCACCGCGCCCTCTGCGCTTCCGGTGACGAACGCGCCGACCACGAACGCCACGCTCGCGAGCGCCACGACCGCAAACGCGATCGCGACGGGGCCGGGCTACCTCTCGAGCATCGTCGTCACGACGGTCGGCACGACGGGAACCGTGACGTGCTACGACGGCCTTACGGCCACGGGGACCGTTATTGGCGGCGTCACCGCCAATAACGGCACGACGCTGCTCTACACGCAGAACGTGAACGCGGCTTTTTCCACGGGGCTTTCGTGTGTGAGCGCGACGGCCGGCCCCGCCGTAACCATCGGTTATCGCCCGTGAGTTTTCGTGTCTGATGGGCGCAGCATTGCGTGTGGTGACGGAGGACTATCGTGTGTCTGAGCGGGCGAGCGACGATACGGTTGCGCGTATCGAGGAAACCGTCGCCCTTGCCGCCCGGCACGAGCGCGAACTCTGGGGCAGCCGCGACAACGACGGCATCGTCCCCTCGATCAAGAGCCTCGCGACCACCGTCGCCGATCTCGCAAAGACCGTTGCGGACATCGGCGTGCGCGTCTCGGGCGAGGACGGTCACGGCGCGCAGATCCGCCAACTCCGCAAGGACATGGACGAGCGTCACGCCGAGAATCTTGCAAAGCAAGCGCGGCAACAGACGTGGATCACGGGCATCGGCATCGGGATGTTCGTCGAGCTTATTCGCATCGCGTACAACATCATGACCGACTCGCACGTGCTGCACTAGGAGGCCCATGTCACCGCTTATCATCGTGCTCATCGTGCTTTTCGTCTTCGGGGGCGGCTCGTATTTTTACGGGAACGCGGGCGCGTACCCGTACCGCTCCTACGCGCTGCCCGGCGTCGGCACGTTACTGCTCCTCCTCCTCGTGCTCTACGTGCTGCACGTGATCTGATGCCGCAAATCAACGCGGCGGGACTCGCGCTCGTCGAAGAATCCGAAGGCTGCGAACTCACGGCGTACCTCGACGGCGGCGGCGTTGCGACGATCGGCTACGGCCACACATCGGGCGTGACGCTCGGCATGACATGCACGCAAGAGCAGGCGCAAGCGTGGCTCGAGCAAGACCTCGAGGTCGCCGAAAAATCCGTGCAAGCGCTCGTGGAGATCGAACTGACGCCAAACGAGTTTGCGGCGCTTGTGGACTTCGAGTACAACACAGGCGCACTTGCCGCCTCGCCCGGGCTCGCGCTCATCAACGAGCGGCAGTTCGAAGCGGCCTGGGACGATCATTTTTGCCTGTGGGTTCACGATGCGGCCGGGAACGTCGAGCCCGGGCTTGTGACGCGGCGCGCGCGCGAGAAAGCGCTGTTCTTCTCGTGACCAATCCGTTCGCCGCGATCTATAATTTTTGGCTCGGTGTGCCGGCGCCGATGCGCGCGGCGATCACGGCCAACACGCTCTCCCTCAACACCGCGATCGGCAGCGCCCTTGCGTATGCGACGGTGCAAGGCGCGTTTGCTCACGGCACGGCCGGTGCCGTAGAATGGTTCCAGGCAAATTGGCTCGCGACACTCGCTGGTTTTCTCTGGGGCGGTGGCGTTTCTGGCGCCGTCCGCGTCTCGAAAGCGGGGACGTATGCCCCCGCGCCCGCACCCCCTCCAACACCACCGCCCCCGCCACCGGCGGGAAAGGACACGCCATGAGCACGACGACGACCCTCCCGCCGGCAAACACGTTCATCAAGGAACTCGAAGCCGGAGCCCTCTCGTTCATCGCAGCCGAACTCACCGCGAACGAAGCGACCTTCGAGGCGGACGTCGCGACGATCGAATCCGACGCGCAGGCGGCGCTCGCCAATCTTCTCAAGAACATTCCGAGCGTCAAGGGCGTCGCGGGTCTTGCGATCGGGCCCATCGAGTCGATGCTCGAGTCCGCGCTCTCGGCCTACGCCGCGTCGCTCATCACGAAGTACGGCCCGCAGGTGCTCTTTACGGCCACGCAAGCGCTCATCGCGAAGCTCGCAGCCGAGGTCTAACCCGCGCGTGCGATAGCGCACAACGCGGCCGATCCGTGACAAGTACACTTGACGCTAGGCGCAAGTGTACTTTACAATGCTCGCATGGACTTCGGCACACGGTTAGAGCAAACGATGCGGACGCGGCGGTTGAGCGCAAGCGAAGTCGCCCGTACGATCGGCGTGTCGCGCCAGGCGGTCCTCGGCATCGTACGCGGCGCCGAGCCGCGCCTCTCGACCTACGCGCGCCTCGTTGCCGCGTATCCCGAACTTCGCATAGAAAACGGCCCGGGCGCCGCCTGAACAGCGCCACGGACCAGAAAGCACATGAGTCAGAACATGCACTTCACCGATAGAATAGCACAGCCCGTCTTCTCCCCGAAAGCCATCTGCGAGGGCTGCGGCCTGCCGATCTCGACGATGCAGGATTGGCGCTTCGCCCCAAACGGCGGCTACTTGCACCGCGCGTGCGAGGTGGCGAAATGACGGACGTCAATCACGGCACTGAGGCCGCGGTTCGCGCGGCCGTCGATGAAGCGGTCAGCAACGGCACGGGCCTCACGCTACGCGAGCAACGGGATTTCGCGCACCAAACACTCGTCGCGACCGCTCGGGGCGCCTTGCGCGCCGTTTCCGAGGCCAAGGCGACCCCCGTCGCGGCGCTTGGCATCATCCGCGACGCGATGGAAGCGGTAGACGCAGCCGATGTCGCTTACGCGCTTTCGCTGCCCTCGACGTGCGACGCGCCCGACGACGCGGTGACGTGCCCGCGCTGCCAGGCGTACCCGAGGACGCTCGCGTGATAACGCAAGACGCGCCGCCGCCGATCGTCTGGAAATCGACGGCTCCGACGACGACCGAAAAAGCCGCGCTCGCGGTGCTCTCCCTCGCCGACCTCATCCAGACCGAAGCCTGGCTGCACACGCCTTCGCCGACGGGCACCTGGAAGGCCGCGCCGCGCGAAGAGGACCCGCTGCTCGGCGCGCACCCCTCGCTCCTGCGTATGGCGGCGACGGGCGTCGCGGTCGACGAGATCATCCTGCACGTGCGCTCGCCGTTCGTGCGCCGCCTCTCGATCGGACTCGAGGCGACCAACGTCGTGCGAAACGTGTTCGTCATGCGGGTGAAGATGTGAAGCGCTGCGCGATTTGCGATCTACGCCCGGCGCTCCGGGGCCTTGCGGGGCTGTGCCTCGGCTGCGCGGCGCGCGTGGCGGACATCGAGACGACGAGGGAGCGCGGATGATCGTCGACCTCACGGACGTCCTCTTCAAGCAACGCTCGAAGCCTCGTGGCGACGAAGAGAAGGCCCATATTAGTGATTTATACTCGTGCCTGCGCGCGACGTGGTACCGCCGCAACGGCAAGACGTGCGCGCCGTTCACCCCCGAGAAACTCGCACAGTTCGCAATCGGGCTCGGCTACGAAGCCGACGTCATGAAAACGCTGCGCGAAGCCGGTCACGACGTCAAGACCGATTTCGAGGTCGAGTATCTCGGGCTCACCGGGCACCCGGACGGGCTCGTCGACGGCGAGCTCGTCATCGAGTGTAAGACGACCGCCGCGCGCAAGCCGAAGGATGAGGTCTCGCCGCACCACGCGATTCAAGCCGCAGCGTACGCGCTCGCGATCGGCGCCCCGCGCGCGATCGTGCTCGTCGAGCACGCCGGAACGCACGTCGAGGCGACCTACGAGATCAACCCCGAGGCGTACCGTGCGATCATCGGGCGTCGCGCGGCCGAAGTTCACGCGCGCACGGGGCCGGGCATGGCGATCCCCGAGGCGGACCCGGGCGACCTTGCGCCCTGGGCCTGCTCGTACTGCTCGTGGACGCAATGCCCGCGCAATCCGCAGTACCACGAGGTGTTCTGATGGAGCGGATCATCGAGACCTCCGAGACCTTCGGCAAGATCGCAGCCGCCCTCGTCGTCGCGCGCGGCAACATGGGTCCGCTCAAGAAAACTGCCGTGAACCCGCACTTCAATTCGAAGTACGCGAACCTCGAGGGGCTCCTCGAGGTGGCCGAGCCCGCGATGCTCGCCGTGGGCGTGCTGCCGCTGCAAGCCGCCGGCAGCGACGGGGCGACCGTGTGCGTCGAGACGATGTTCATTCACGCCGAGAGCGGCGAGTGGATACGCTCGCGGTTGGATCTGAAGCCGACGAAGGCCGATCCGCAGGGCGTGGGCTCGGCGATCACCTACGGTCGCCGCTACGCGCTGCAAGCGATGTGCGGGCTCGCAGCCGAGGACGACGACGGCAATGCCGCCCCCAAGCCCGCAAGAGCGCGTTTAGCGGCCGTCCCGGACAATCGGACCACGAAGCCCGCTCCTGGGGCAAATGACGACGCGCAGCGCAAGCTTGCGATGGTGCTCTTCGGCAAATTGCAGTTCGACGCCGATGGGCGTTACGAGTTCTACGAGTCGGTCGCGGGGTACGATGCCGCAGGCGAGCCGATTCGATCGTGGGACGCGGTGTGCGCGGCGGGCAAAGCCTCGGCCGTGCTCGATGCCCTCAAGGCCGAGGTCGACAAGCTCGAGGCCGCAGGCGTATGAGATTCCTCTTCGCATGGCTGCGTCCGCGCCAGGGCCGCGCGTCCGTCTCGGCCGAGCAGAAGCGCCGCCGCTACGAACTTGCGAGCGGCACGAGCACCGTCTACTGGTCGGAGTGGACACCCGAGATCGCGCGGAGGTTGAAGCGGTGAACGAGGACGACGACCTCTTCGCCGCGCTCGAGTTCCCGTTCCGCGTCGCGCTCGTCGTCGCGGTCGGCTACTTCGCGATACGGTTCTTTGTGCGGTAAATTTCGAGTCGCGAAAATGCGGCTCTTTTTTTTTTGCCACGCGCGTGTTACGGTTATCGGCAGGACGGCCTTCGGTCGCCCTTAGCCTCGCGCATCCCCGTTTTTACCTTCACCGTATCCTGATTTTTTGGAGTCGGTGAGATACGGCTCGGCAAAGGCAGAGGCTCGATGGCGTGCCACCAACTATGCTTCGATCGCGCTTGGTCCCCTTCGTCGAAAGGCTCGAGTACGTGTTGGGACGAATTGGGCCCGAAAGAAGTTCGTTGTGTCGGGATACACGCGGGCTTCTTCTCGTTTTGGGGCTTCCCTTTTTGTGGTTCGCGTGGTAAGGTATACTCAATGGAACGAAAAAGTATCCACGGGCCAGACACGCCGCGTAAGAGCGTGCGGATCACCGAGGCGAGTCATGATCTCGCTCGGGTGTTCGCGTTCAAGGAGCGTCGGCCGATATGCGATGTCGTCGAGTCCGCGCTGCGCCAATACAAACCAAAGGTCGCGAAAGAGAGAATCTGATGTTCCTTATCCGCCAAGGTGACGTTCTCGTGCAGAGCGCCCCGAAATCTGCAACCCCGGCTGACGCGATCGCGCGCGACAACGGCCGTATCGTGCTCGCGTACGGTGAGGTGACCGGGCATGCCCACGCGATCCACGACGCGGAAGCCGAGTTGTTCGCGCTGCCGGACACGGACGATCGGTTTCTTCGCATCATGGCCTCGAGCGGCGTGTCGCTCGTGCATGAAGAGCACACCGAAATTCATCTTCCGCCAGGCGATTATATTGTGCGTCGCCAGCGTGAATATGTTTCGGCCGATATGGCGCCGCTTCGCGTGGCCGACTGACGTGGCGAAGAAGCTCATGGCGCTCACGCCCGAGCAGCACGCGGCGATGGGACCGTTTGCGCAAGAGTGGATCGCGCGCGGACTCTCGACGGAGCCGGCCGATCGCGCGCGCGTCGAGCGGGGCATCATCGCGTCCTATCGTTACGCGAAGCTAGATCCGCCAAAGCGAATCGTGTGGGTTGATTCACCGTCTATCTTGGTGGTTGCCGCTCCTACGGCGGCGTTTCTTTTGTCCCTGCATCCGCAGGGCGAAAAGAACGATGCGGTCGACGGTGCGGTCCGCGGTGCGGTCAACGGTGCGGTCAACGCTGCGGTCGACGCTGCGGTCGGGAACGCGGTCGGCGATGCGGTCCGCGTTGCGGTCGGCAACGCGGTCGGCGCTGCGGTCGGCAACGCGGTCGGCGATGCGGTCCGCGTTGCGGTCCGCGATGCGGTCGACGATGCGGTCAGCGCTGCGGTCGGCGGTGCGGTCGACGCTGCGGTCGGGAACGCGGTCGGCGGTGCGGTCCGCGTTGCGGTCCGCGCTGCGGTCGGCGATGCGGTCAGCGTTGCGGTCGACGATGCGGTCGGCGTTGCGGTCAGCGCTGTGGTCGGCGATGCGGTCAACGCTGCGGTCGACGATGCTGCGGTC